GTTGTCATGGGTTATCTATTCACGTAAGGTCAAAGATAAAACGTATTGGGCTAATACGATTGACCCTTACATGGATGACGATGACTTCCGCAATCTCCTGTCCGATGGCACAGAGCGTCTGTATAAAACCAAAGCGGTTCAATGTACAGATTGCTCTGGGTCAGGATACATAACCAGAATAAAAAAGGATGGCACACCATATGCAAGACCTAATCGTTGCACTACTTGTGATACTGCAGGGTTTCTGTTTAATTCCACAGGCGATGTTGCTGGTCTCAAGTTTAAGCCACCATCAGCTAAGTGGGCTGGTGCAAATGGTTTTAGTACAAGTAAAGAAAATCTTGAGACTCTAGCTAATATAGCAAAAACAAAGGGCATGGCAGATGCTGCAGACTTTTTGTCTAAGGTTAGAAGGTTGAGTGCTGTTGATACGTATCTGTCCTCTTTTGTTGAGGGCATACGTAGATACACTAAGAGTGATGGTAAGTTGCACGTTCGTTTACTGCAGCACCGCACACAAACTGGTCGGCTCTCCGGGGCTGACCCTAACATGCAGAACATGCCACGTGGTGGTACGTTTCCTGTAAAGAAAGTATTTGTTTCACGTTGGAAGGGTGGTAAGATACTTGAGGCTGACTTTGCACAGCTAGAGTTTCGAGCAGCCGCTTTCCTATCACAAGATGGAGTTGCAATTGAAGAAGTTTCTACTGGGTTTGATGTACACAGTTACACCGCTAAAGTTATTACCGAAGCTGGTCAACCTACGAATAGGCAGGATGCGAAAGCGCACACCTTTGCGCCCCTTTACGGGGCAACTGGATATGGACGTACACCTGCCGAAGCAAAATACTACACCCACTTCACGGAAAAATACCAAGGAATTGGGATTTGGCATACCAGATTGGCTAAAGAGGCTTTAAATACAGGTGTCATACGAACACCATCAGGTAGAGAGTTTGCTTTCCCTGATGTTGAACGCAAAGCAAGTGGCAGGGTGTCACACTTTACACAAATAAAGAACTACCCCGTTCAATCATTTGCCACTGCTGATATTGTACCGATTGCACTTATGCACATTGAGGGGTTGCTATCTAATATGAAATCATGTATAGTAAATACAGTGCATGATAGTATAGTTATTGATGTACATCCTGATGAAGAGAAAGCAGTCATTGAGTCAATTAGTAATACAAATAAAGAGTTACCTAATTTGATTGCATTGAGGTGGGGAGTTAATTTTAATGTGCCTTTACTTTTAGAGGCAAAAATAGGTGATAATTGGCTTGACACGAAAGATGTAAGCTGATATAACTATCAAACTTTCAAAATATAAGGAGTAAATATATGACACAACTAACTACGATTGATACTAATAACTACGCAGCTATGGCTAAAGCTATGGGCATTGCATCAGAAAGTGCAAGCCAAAAAGAAAAGGTCAGTACACTTGCTCGTTTGCGTATCAATCACAGCCCTATCATGGGGCAAACAGAAGTAAAAGGTAAGATGGTCAACATGGAAGTTGTCTCTGGTGGTACATACAAATTAGAGATTCCTGATGGCGAGACTTACTATGCTTCATCAATTAAGATGCGTCCTTTTTTACAGCGTTTCATGTACAAGCGTTTTGTACGTGGCATGGGGGATGCACCTAATCGCTACATTAAAACACTAATGAATGATGACTTGAATGTAGACCTCAAGGATAATGATGGTGGTTTTAATTGTGGCAAACCTGCTGGTTATATCAAAGACTTCAAGGCACTGCCAGAGAAGACACAAGAGTTAATCAGGCAGATAAAACGTGTTCGTGTTGTACTTGGCACTGTAGAACTTAACGAAGCTATAACATCTAATGGAGATAATGCCGATATTAAGTCTATGCCATTTATTTGGGAGATTGACAACCGTGACGCATTTAAAACTGTAGGAGAGAGTTTTACTTCACTTGCAAAAATGCAACGGCTTCCCGTGCAACACATCATTACGGCTAACACTCAGGAAAGAAAGTTACCTAACGGTAATGCCTTTTACCTTCCTGTAGTGTCGCTTGATGTTTCAAAGACAATCAATATCACAGACAAAGACCACGCAATGTTTGCTGACTTTATGTCTTGGATAGATAACTATAACTCATACATTGCTGATGCATGGGCTAAGAAAGCTAAAGCTAACATGGATGAAGATGATGTTGATGTTGTAGATAGTTTGGTTGATATTGAAATAGAGGAAGACGAGGTAGCGTAATGAACCATCCTGCTGAACTTGCATTGCATCAATACATGGAAGATGCAGTATCAGGCAAAACAACAATGTCTGATACAACCATTGACCAAGTAGCAAGCGACATTAAAGATGCGTTAAGTCGGCAGTTTGGTACACAACAAAATGGTGGTGGGTTTACTTTGAGAATGTCAAACATAGGTAGACCCACCTGCCAACTCTGGTATGATAAGAATAAACCAGAGGTAGCTTTACCAAAGCCTACAACATTTGTAATGAACATGATGATTGGAGACATTGTTGAGGCTGTCTTCAAAGGATTACTGAAAGAAGCGGGAGTAAAATATGAAGACAGTAAAAAAGTTACTCTTAATCTCAGTAATACTAACGTGTCTGGCACATATGATATTGTCATTCGGGATGCAGTTGATGATATTAAATCAGCTTCAAACTGGTCATACGGAAATAAGTTTGAGTCCTTCAACACTCTGGCAAGCAACGATGCGTTTGGATATGTTGCACAACTAGCAGGTTACGCAAAAGCATCGGATAAAAAAGCTGGCGGCTGGTGGGTTGTAAACAAAGCTAATGGTCAATTTAAATATGTACCAGCAAGTGGTATTGATATTGATAAAGAGATAGATAAAGTAGAACAGACTGTAAAAACACTAGACGCAAACAAGTTTGAGCGTTGCTTTGAAGCAGAGGATGAAACATTCCGGGGTAAATTTACAGGCAATAAAGTTTTGTGTAAGACTTGTTCGTTCTGCTCTTATCGCAAAGATTGCTGGCCTAATTTGGTACAGCGTCAAGCGGTATTGTCAAAAGCAATAACGCCAAAACTAGTAGACTATGTTGAACTAACAGAGGAGTATAAAAATGCAGGATGAATTACAAGAATTGTTAGACCAGATTAAAGAAGCCGAAACACATCTTGTAGAACTACGTAAAGAGTATCGTGAGAAGCGCACTGCTGGTCTAAGAGCAGCAATTGAAGCACGTAACGAAGCAGACGCTATGATACGTGAGGAGATGAAGGCTATGGGTTACAGTGGCCTTACGTGGAGAAATCTGCGGTAATGCCACCAAACTTTAAAAAGTTTAGGGCTGCACGTAAGTATGGGTACAGGTCAGGCTTAGAATTTAAACTATCTGATTATTTAAAAGAACTAAAGATTGACTTTGGTTATGAATGTATTAAGATAGAATGGGAAGACTTAGCCTACCGTACCTATACACCTGACTTTATTCTTTTCAATGGACTAATAATTGAAACAAAGGGAATGTTTACAGCAGCAGATAGACGTAAGCATCTTGCTATCAAAAAGCAACACCCTAGTCTCGATATAAGATTTGTATTTGAAAATAGTAGACGTAAGTTAAGAAAGGGTGCAAAGTCTAGCTATGCTGAGTGGTGTATAAGATATGGTTTCAGATATTATGACCGTATCATACCTGAAGAATGGCTAAAAGAAAAAGGAAAAAATAAACATCCTAAGTTTATAAAGTTTACTGGTAGTAAAGTGAGAAGGAGTTAGTCATGAAACAAGAGAGTATAGACAGAGAAGATTTTATGTTACGGATAAGACCCACTGTAGATAGTGATGGTTCTTGGAACGGTGAGATTGATGTTGCAATAATAAGTCAACCTGACAATACATTATCTGATGAAGATTATTTTCAAGTTATGCACTTTTGTAAAATGATAGCTTCAACCATACCTGTTATGGAGATGTATGAGGATTTTCGTAATCTAGTTCATAAATTTGTAGAAGAAAGGGTTGACAGACACTACGATGTTGAGTTAGAAAATAAACCTACTATTACTCAAGAGGAAGGTAATGTAGTTAGAATAAACTTTGACTCAAAAACGAAAGGAAATGCATAGTGACCAGTTATAAAAACATCATGGAAAAGATTGAAAAAGCAGAACGGATAGGCAAAGAGGTATACGGTAAGGTAGATATGGTAAATGACCCACCACATTATAATGGTGGTTCTATCGAGTGTATTGATGCTATTCAAGCGGCTCTTACACCTGTAGAGTTTAGAGGTTACTGCAAAGGTAACAATCTAAAATACACATGGAGAGAAAACTACAAGGGTAAAAATCAAGACTTGCGTAAAGCAGCGTGGTATCTTGACAAACTTTTAGGAAGCATAGACAATGATAAGAGTTAAGATATTTCTTACATTAGATGTTGACCCTGAAGAATATCCTGTACCTGCTGACGAAAATGTTGCAGAGGAACTAGAAGAAAGTATACAGGAATATCTTTATGATGTAGAAGGAATAAAAATTCGTAATATAAAAACAATGCAGGAGTAAAAAATGATAAGCAACTATTTACCTACAGACTATCAAAACTTTATCGCTCTGTCTCGCTATGCAAGATGGAAAGAAGATGAGCAAAGGCGTGAGACATGGCCTGAAACAGTGTCACGTTATTTTGATTACATGACTGTTCATCTAAAGAAGAAACACAAGTACACCCTTGCTGATGAGTTACGTGCAGAATTAGAAACTGCCGTTCTTGACCAGCATATTATGCCAAGCATGAGAGCCTTAATGACATCTGGTCCTGCCCTTGACCGTTGTCATGTGGGTGGATACAATTGTTCATACGTGCCTGTGGATAGCCCACGTGCGTTTGATGAAGCAATGTACATACTCATGTGTGGCACAGGTGTAGGCTTCTCTGTTGAACGTCACAACATTGAGAAGCTACCAATCGTCAACGAAGATATGCATCACACAGATACTATCATTAAGGTTGGCGATTCACGTCCGGGCTGGGCCAAGTCACTACGGGAACTTATTGCTATGCTGTACGCTGGTCAGATTCCTAAGTGGGATGTATCAGAGGTACGCCCCGCAGGTGCAAGGCTCAAGACATTTGGTGGTAGAGCCAGTGGCCCAGCCCCTCTTGAAGACTTGTTTCACTTTATTATCAACAAGTTTAAAGGTGCGACAGGACGTAGGTTATATCCTATTGAATGTCACGACATTATGTGTAAGATTGGTGAAGTTGTAGTTGTAGGTGGAGTAAGACGTAGCGCACTTATTAGCCTATCCAATCTTAATGATGACCAAATGCGCCACGCTAAATCTGGTGTATGGTGGGATGAACCAGAGAAAAACATTAAACGGGATGGTCAACGGGCTTTGGCTAATAACTCTGTAGCGTATAAAGAGAAGCCAGAGATGGGTACATTTATGCGTGAATGGCTTTCCCTGTACGAATCACATTCTGGTGAGCGTGGCATCTTTAATCGTCAGTCAGCAAAGACACAGGCGGCAAAGAATGGACGCAGGGATGCTGAACAGGACTTTGGTACTAACCCTTGTTCTGAGATTATCCTACGCCCCAATCAGTTCTGCAATCTCTCTGAAGTTGTAGTACGTGCTGGTGATTCAACAGAAACGCTTAAAGAAAAAGTGCGATTAGCAACTATCTTGGGTACGTTCCAATCAACACTAACTAACTTCAAGTACCTTCGTTCTGTCTGGAAAAAGAATACAGAGGAAGAAAGATTGCTTGGCGTGTCTCTGACAGGTATCATGGATAATGAACTGACATCAGGAAAGTCAGCTAAGTTAGGCAAGAACATTGGTCAGATGCTTGAAAATCTACGTGACACAGCGGTTGAAACAAACAAATCTATCGCAAAGCAATTAAGTATTCCTGTGTCTGCTGCAATCACTTGTGTAAAGCCATCAGGCACTGTGTCACAGCTTGTAGACAGCGCAAGTGGTATTCACTCAAGGCATAGCCAGTATTATATCAGAACTGTACGTGGTGATAACAAAGACCCACTTACAGAGTTTATGAAGGCTCAAGGTATTCCCAACGAACCAGATGTAGGCAAGCCAGAAAGTACAACCGTGTTTAGTTTTCCTGTTAGCGCACCACTTAATGCTATTACACGGGATGATATGACAGCAATTGAACAGCTTGAGTTGTGGCTTATGTACCAGCGTTACTGGTGTGAACACAAACCATCCGTAACAATTAATGTCAAGCCTAACGAATGGATGGAAGTAGGTGCATGGGTGTATGATAACTTTGATGAAGTGTCAGGTGTCAGTTTCTTGCCCTATGATGGTGGCACGTATGCACAAGCCCCGTATCAACAGATTGATGCTGACAAGTATAAAGAGACAAAAGCAATGATGCCAAAAGCTATTGATTGGACTTTGCTTTCAGAGTTTGAAAAGGAAGACACTACATCAGGTGGGCGTGAGTTAGCTTGCACTGCAGGAGTTTGTGAAGTAGTTGACTTAACTGCTGCATAATGATAGAATGTAGTGGATTGGATTTGTTATGGTGGCAGTGGTGGTTACTTATAATGATTACAACAAACACCGTGCTTAACTTAGTTGTGTTCTTTAAACACAGATTTAGAAAGGAGAAGATATGAAACAAGAAATGATAGATGTTTTACGTGAACATGCAAAGGCTAACATAAATTTACACAAGGCAAATATAAATGTGTATTTAAAAAATCCATCAGGTATAGGTGAACACTCTGATATTATGGAAGCTATGCAAGCAGAGTTAGATAAGATGGCTATGCATGAAGATAGACTAGAGATATTAGATACATATTTTGATGGGTATGAAGTTTAAAAGGAAGGAGATGATGTTTAATATGTTTAGTAATACAAAGATAAAGTTAGAAAACTACACTAAAAAAGAACCTGTTTTTCAGGATGGAGAATACTGGTATGTGCAACCGGGAGATGGCAATAGACGTAGAGTTGCGTCACATGCAAAAAAGAATACAACCAGAATGTTTGTTAACGGTAAGTATATTCCTAAGACGCATCCATTACACAAACCCGGCAGATACAAGTCATTAGATGACGCTTGGTCACACAACAAGATTGAGTCTGTTAATGAGGGTGAGGTTTACGCTATAGGAAATAAAGCGTGGCCTGAGTGGATAAAGATTGGTAAAGCTGTTGATGCTGAAGACAGATTAAACGGCTATCAAACATCCTCTCCCTTCCGTGATTACTTTATTATAACTAAAGTAGGTACAAAGAACAGGCACGATGCAGAGCGTAAAATGCATAGGCTGTTTGAAGAAAAAGCAGAAGAACGGAGTAACGAATGGTTCAAGATTTCCCAATCAAAACTCATGGAGTTGTTTGATGGATTTAGAGCAGCAAGCTAAACAGTGGATAAAAGAGAAATATAAAGACATGGAGATGAATGAATATCAACGTAAGTCAATTGAGTTTGCCATCTATCCAGCCACGCACAGGATACTTTATCCTGCGCTTGGTTTGGCTGGTGAAGCAGGTGAGGTTGCTAACAAGGTAAAGAAGTTTATCAGGGATGGTGCTGACAAGGAAGCATTTGAAGTAAAAAAACTTGAAATAGCAGCGGAGATTGGTGATGTTCTATGGTACTGCGCTAATCTGGCAAATGACTTGGGTATCAATCTTTCTGATATTGCTAGTGAGAATTACTCTAAACTGTCAGGACGAAGTAAGCGAGGCACACTTGGGGGTGATGGAGATAATAGGTAGGATACTTATGTATCTTATATTAGGTGTTGTAGCTATGTGGTTAGGTTACGTAATTAGCATGGCTGTCATTAACACTGTGTGTGATTGCATACGTACAGGGCCAGAAGACATTATAGATTGGATAAAAAAAGAGGGGGCTTAATTGCCCCCTTGTTTATTTAAACTTTTTCTTTCGTCTTTTCTTTTTCTCTGCTTGAGATAAAGCATATTCAAATGCACCATCATCTTCTATTGTTCTGCCGTTGTTTTCTATTTTATACACCTCTTCTATACGCAATCTCTCAGAAGAACCAACCGTGTTATAATATATAGTTTTGAATCTACGCTGTCTTTCTTTATCAGTCATTCCACTATTCATACGGTCTGGGTCAAGAACAAGTTTACGTGCTTTTGTTCTAAAACCATTTATTTGTTGTCTTAAATATTCTCTCTTTAATTTATCTGTTGGTATAGACTTATATTCCTTGCTTGCTAAATAACTAGCAATTTGTCTTTCCATGTACTTACCCATTAATCCTTTTGCCTCATTAGACAATGGTTTACCTAACTGTATATTACGTGGTGCAAGTTCGTAGTAATCAAAACCTAATCTGTCTAGTTCACGTTCTGCAAATGTTTTCTGTGGCTTATAAGTTAAACCAGTAAGCTGTTTAACAAATGGATTAATATATCGCATACCACCAGAACGTGTTGGACTTTGTGCTATTGCGTCTCGCTGTGGGCCAATGCCTGTCATACCAAAGAAACCATCTGCACCGGGGTCAACTGTCTGTGGAAAAGAACGTGTAGCTTGTTTTAGCATATAGGGTAAAAACTCTACATCAGTGTTGTCAGGAACTTTACGGAAGTCTGGGTCAACAGTAGCCGCTAAATCTTTTAGCACACCTGCGCCTACTGTAAATGAATTTAAATAACCGCCAGCAAATCTGAATACATTTTCTAAAAGAATTTCTGCTTTTTTACCCTCTTGAAAACCGTTAATCATTACATCTGCTATACCATCAATTAAATCAAGTTGTGTTCCTGCTCGTCCTTGTCCACCTGTAATAGCGGAATAGAACTCACGAACACTGTAGGGTAATGTACTAGCGACTTTATCATTGCCGTGTATACTAGGAAATAATCTATACAAATAATCTGCCGTCATTGCATAGGCAGCAAATGGTCCTAGAGATGCTTTCATATCAAACAACTCATTGCTAGTAGGGTCTTTATATTCGTATGGACCTGTAGTCTCATCTCCAAACTGAGAACGAATAGCAAAAAACGTGCCTAACATTGTAAGACCAGTAAGCTGTTTACCTGCACGGTCTGCATAATCAGATTTATTTAGTATGCCTCCAAGGTCAAATGAACCAAGCACAGGCACATGTTCATACATAAAACGAAACTGATTTATCATGTAACGAGGAAAGGGAACTACAGTAGAACCTGCTGTGCTTTGACCAAATTTAATAAAGCCATCTGCAAAAGTATTAAAAAATCCCTCTTTTCCTTGAAACTTGCCTGTCTGATAGGTAAAGTCTAATGCTTTTTCCATTGCATCTGCTATAGTTTCACTTGGAATACTATCAAACTGACCCTCTTTTAATACACTCATAAGATTTCGTTCTGGATTTTGTCTACGAATAGCTTGGTCTAATTCACGAGAAAATATAGCACGTTTAAACATATTATCAGACATGGTATTTAATACGTTTAACTTACGAGCAAACCCTATTAATCCTCTTTCTGCGCCTGTTTGTTCTCCTACATCTGCCATGTCTCTGAATAATTGTTGTGCCATAGGAGCATTTCCTAACAGGTCATCTTTAAACAATCTTTCTAAGGCTACTGTTTCTGTGCTACCTATACCGAATACTAAATCTTTTAATCTAGCAGACTGACCAGCAGTTCTTAATTGTGCATTACCTGCTCTAACTGCACGTTGTGCTTCTTCTATAATATCTGCCTCTGTAATATCTAGCTTACCACCTTTTTCTAATCTTTTACGTGCTGCTGCTGTTGAGCCGCCAATATATTTGTTATACAAACCAGCACCTGCATTATCTAAAGCATACACAAAGTTACGCATAAAACCATTTGAAGTGTTTCTAACTGTAGTAGCAAGTTGTACAGTCATTAAGCCAACACGTGCTTTAGTAATGTGTTGCATTACAGTTGCCTTACCCTGTAATTTTAACCCTGTTCTTTCCTCTAAATCTTTCAAGGCTTTCAAACGTGCCTTGTTAGAAAAATTACCCATAGACATTAGTTCATCGTCAAGCAAATTCATAGCAGCTTTTATTTGCTTTCTTGATTGAGAACGATTTAAAGGTTTTCCAACTGACCCTAGTAAACGACCAGCTTCAGATAATTTTTCTGCAACCACAGCACCTATATCATCAATTCCTATAGCACCAAGTTGGTCAATAGAAACGTGATGTTGCTTTAGTATACTTTGAAGTTCATCCTCTGGTATTATACCCTCACGAATACCTCTAGCAATACGGGATGTTACACGCTCTGTTCCTTTTATATCGAGAGGTGGTATTTTTTCATGGACTCTAGCTGCAGCAGCAGCAATGTTTTGAATTAACTTATCATTAATTTCACCACGTAAACGAAGCTGCTCATCTGTCATGCCTTCTTTTATAACATTACCCCTCTGTAATTCTTCAGGTATTGTTTCTGACAAGGATAACTTTTTTTCTAGTTCCTTTGCTAGGCCACCAGTTTTTTGACTTTTAAATACCTCTTGAGAAGTTTTGTTTGCTTGCTCGATTATTTCTGATTCTCTTTTAGTAGTGGTATTTACAATTTCTTGTGCGGCTTTACTTGAGTTGTACTTCAATAAGTTAGAACCCGCACCAATAGCACCAGATGCAACGAAACCAAGCGTAGCAGCAGCACCTACTTGTGTTAAATCTATTTCTTCTTTTATACCTGTTTCTACACGAGTCTCTTCTTGTGCAGCCACAGTGCCAGCGGCAACTGCTGCATCAACAGAGCCAGCTATACCTGCACCCTTAATTGCTTGACGTATGCCTAGCTTTATACCTTGATTAGCAGCTATAGCACCCGCTTTACCCGCCCCAAAAGAAAAAATGCCAGCATACGTAGAAGGAGCAGTAAAAACACCCTCTAAGTAATCGCCAGCAGCTTTTAATCCTAAATCACTATCCATGCGGTCATAGGTATCCATCAGTCTACCTAGTCTTGCACGTTGTTCATTATCTGCCTCTTGTGCATATGTCATGTCACGCAGAGCAGTTACTTCATTTACATTTTGAAATCTAAAATGCTCCATGTAAGCATCATAGACTTTTTCTTTTGTGTCAAGTTCTTCTGCGTCTTTCCCTTCTCTTTCTATGAGAAAAGTAGAAGCATCGTCAATAAAATCCTCATCTTCTATTAACGTATCCCTGTTAAGAAACTCAGGTTTATATGTGTGATACAGTGCATTAGACATTTTATAGTCCTAATTCAGCTAATTTTTCAGCACCACCTTGTGACCTAAGTATTTTTGCTCTAAGTGCTTTTGCCTCAGTGCTATTCTTGTCAGGCATATTACGATATCTGTTTATTTGTGTATCTTGCTCATTTTGATTTGCACTACCTGCTGTTGCAGGGTCACCTACCTCTGCATCTTCTGTAGTGCTTCTTTCAACTAATCCTTGATCTTCTGGTTCTTCACCTACCAGACTAGTATCAAACAATATTTCTCCCTCAACTTCTTTAAACTCGCCCGGTCCAAATCCATCGGGGTTAGCTATATAAACAAATTTTTTATTTTTTCTAATAAACTCATTTATTTTACGGGTTGCAAAACCATAACTAACACCGTCCTTAACAGCCTCTTCAATAAAACCTTCAGCGTAATCACCTACTTTTTCTAGTTCATCTATTATTTGTTGGTCTTCTGTGGCCGTTATCCATGCACCCTGTGCATTGTAATCTCCACCTAAACCATATCTATCAGAAATACGTTGTTGTACGTTGCCTTTTGTAAGGACAGACAAATTAGGAGTGTAGTTATCTTTATCAAGCATAGTGACAACACCTGCAAGACGGGTAACTTCATTTTTAATATTATCTGCTTCTGCTTTTTTACCTTGAGAAAATAGATTAGATTGTATACCTATTAGTCTATTCATCTCTTGCTGTGGGTCAGGTAATCTACCCAACATATATGGCTTTAATTCGTTTGCTCTAGCTTCTGGTAGTCCCTCAAGAAACTCTTCTCTGCTACCAACCTCTTCAAAACCAGCAGCAGCCATGTCTGCACGTACACCTGTTTCAATACTTTCTGCAGCACGTGTTCCAGCACCGGGTATGAATGACATAAACCCTGTGGCAATATCTTCTGCTTTTGGTCCGGGTCTTACTTTTAAAGGTGTAGCTGCGTATCGTGCAAGTTGATTTACAGTAACACCCGTTGGTGAACTTTCAGCTAACCCTATATACTGAATTGGATTAATGCCTTGGTCTTGCTGCATCTTTTTTAACTGCATAGCTGCCTCATATGCAGCTTGTAAACTACCCTCACTTTTTATTAGTGAAAAGACAGCATCTTCTCCATCTTTACCAAACACTGCAGCAGCTTCTTTTATAAGTTTTGAATTTGCAGCAATTTCTTTATCAAATGTTTCCCGTTTATCTTTTCGTGTTGTATATTCAATGTCACGTAAACGGTCTTTATTTTTTTGATATTGTGCCACAGACTGGTCAATGCCAGCAGCAACGCTCTCTGCAACACCAATACCAACATCTTCAAATGAAATATTATCAAAAAATCCCATTAGTTTCTCCTAGACATCAAACCTTTTAAAGGCTCTTCTTCTTCTTCCTGTACTTCAGATTGTTCTTCAACAATATCTTCATCTGTATCTTTGCTTTTTGCTGCTTCTTTTCTAAACCGTGTAAGCGCACGATTAACTGCAGCATTACTTAACGCTGGGTCTGCATCTTCTAAACCTGCATCGTATTCTATTTCGGCTGCATCAGCGATAAACATTATAAACTCCATTATAATAGGAGTTACAAGGATGCCAACATCAATGCTATGCAAACCTTCCATAATACCATTTAGTTGTATTACATGAGCAAGGTCAGCTACTGAAAATTCACCAGCTTCTAAAATAGTTAACAATTGTTCTGCTACAGAATCATTATTTAATTTCTGTATGTAGTAATTAACTGTGTCATCAACAGTTGTAAACCTTGCAGGACTTTGCCAAGGTCTAGCACCTAACTCATGTGTAAGTGACATACCCGGAATAGGTGCATCAAACAACGGTCCATCTGGTTTATTAAGCTGTTCTGCCATTTTTATGCCTCATTCTTGCTTCATGCAAAGATTTAAAAAGTCCTATAGCCCTTTGTTTAGGGTCTAAATTTTTTTCTGTAGACTGCATAGATTTTTGAACAGACCTCATTAGCCCACCGCTTGTGTCCAGTGGCTTTGTGTTTTCTTCTTGAGGTGCATTTAAATAAGTATTATACACACCTTTAGCTGGATTCATATTTCTTATAGACATTTTTTATCCTATTTACCAAATACTGATGATATATAAGCTGAACCTATACTACCAATCAAATTACCTATAGCTTTACCTGCAGCACTTTTCTTTTGTGCTGCTGCAACATCTGTTTGTACTTTAGCACTAATTTCAGCAAGAGCCAAGTCATTCATTCTGTCTAATTCTTTTTCAGCAGATGTCCATGCCCACTCCATAGTGTCTGCATAGTGCTGCCACAAATTATCATATGCTTGTTTGGACATATCTAAAATAGAGGTTGCATTTAATTCATTTGCTCTATTAATAGCTGCAGTATCTGCTGTAGAAATTTCTCTACGCCACGTTGCATTACTCTGTGCAATCACAAGTTGATTGGAAGCATTAAACTGGTCTGTTTGTGCATTTAACTCAGCATTAAATCTTTCTATGGTATTAGTTTGCCCAGCATTAAATTGCTCTGTAGCATTTATTTGTGCAGTATTAAATTGGTCTACGGTGCTTTTTAAGTTAGCAAAAAATTGGTCTGTTTGATTTTGGGAAGTCGCATTAAATTGTCTTGCTGCATTTTCTGCAGCTTGGTCAGTAAGTATTGACTGTATACGTTGTTGACCCTTAAACAATTCTGTTTGTTGCTCATTTGATAAATTAGCTAAATCTCTTTCCATAAAAGATTGAGCATTTTGAACTGCAGCTTGTTGCCTATTATTTAAATTAGAAATATCTAACTGAGATAATGCTGCTGCCTCTGCCATAACTAACGCTTGATTGTTAGATAGATTTTGCAAATTCATAGTATTTGCAGCACGTGAATTTTCTAAAGCAATGTTTTGTTCTGCTGTAAAATTTTGATTTGCAACATCGCTAATTTTAGCAGCATTTTGCACTCTTGCTTGAAACTGCTGGTCAAACTCCATGCCCATAAATTTAGCACGTTGCTCTGCTGCAAGCATTGAGCGTTGTTGACGATTGGT